GTACAAAGAGCTACTGCCTTCGGGCGGCCCAGTTAAGACTGGCGTGTTGGGGGCTAAGACCCCAGAGCGGGAAGCGCAGGCTACTCGCGTAAAAGACTTTATGAACTACCAGATCACGGAAGTTATGGAAGAGTATGATCCAGATATGGACCAGCTTCTGTATTATCTCCCGTTAAGTGGATCGACATTCAAGAAAGTTTACTTCGACGCTACTCGGCAGCGGGCTGTTGCTAAGTTTATTCCTGCGCAGGATTTGGTTGTACCTTATTCCGCGTCTGATCTGACCACGGCCAATCGGGTTACGCATGTTTTGCGTATGGATGAGAACGAAGTGCGTAAGTTGCAGGTCTCGGGCATGTACCGTGACGTTGACTTACAGACCTCGGACAATCTTGAAGAGAATCCTGTTCGCCAGAAGGTAAACGAGCTTGAGGGCTTGTCTAAGAACTACAGCGAAGATGTGCTGACGATCCTTGAGATCCATGCTGATCTGGACATTGAAGGCTTTGAGGACATCAACCAAGAGACTGGTGAGCCGACTGGCATTCGTCTTCCGTACATTGTTACGCTTGACGAAAGCTCTGGGCAGATCCTTTCTATCCGTCGCAACTACGCAATGGACGATATGCTACGCCGCAAGCGGCCTTACTTTGTGCATTACAAGTTTACCCCTGGATTGGGATTCTATGGCTTCGGAATGATCCATATGATTGGTGGCCTCGGTAGAGCCGCTACAAGCCTCCTACGACAGCTTATAGACGCTGGAACCCTAGCTAACCTCCCCGCAGGCTTTAAGGCCCGTGGAGTGCGTGTACGGAACTCTGACGAGCCGTTGCAGCCAGGAGAGTGGAGAGACATCGACGCGCCAGGAGGGAGCATCAGAGACGCTATTGTACCTCTGCCCTACAAAGAGCCATCAGCTACGCTGGCTCAGATGCTTGGCGGTTTGGTTAACGATGGGCGTAGGTTCATCTCTCTGGCCGATCAATCTGTGTCTGATATGGGTAAAGACACCCCAGTAGGAACTACGGTTGCTATGTTGGAGCGCGGCATGAAGGTCATGTCAGCAATCCATAAACGGTTGCACTACGCTCAGAAGACAGAGTTTCGTTTGCTGGCGCGTATCTTCGCTGAAAATCTACCTCCGATGTACCCTTACGAAGTAACAGGTGCACCGCAGGAGGTTAAGGTCGAGGACTTTGACGCCCGGATCGACGTCCTCCCAGTCTCAGATCCGAACATCTTTTCGATGGCTCAGAGGGTTACTTTGGCCCAGACTCAGCTACAACTGGCTCAGTCGAACCCAGAGATGCACAACCTTCACGCCGCTTATCGTCGGATGTATCAAGCGTTAGAGGTGCAAAACATAGACGAGGTTCTACCACCGCCTCCACCACCACCGCAGCCTACTCCTCAAGATCCGGCCATGGAGAATGGTGGGATGCTTATGGGTCAGCCCCAGCAGGCGTTTCCAGAGCAGGACCACGAAGCTCACATTGAGGCTCACATGTCTCTTCTTTCACTGCCTATGGTACAGGAAGCTCCGCCGGTTATGGCGGGACTACACAGCCACATCTTGCAGCATATCGGCATGGCGGCCCGTGAGCGGGTGGACAGAGAGATGAAGTCCTTGGCGGAAGAAAGCACGATGCAACAGGTTGATCAGATGAAGGTCTCCATGGAAGAGCAAGGCCAGCAGTTACAGCTTATGGTGCAGACTGGAGCTATTGATTCGGCCACGGCACAGCAGATGGCCCAGCAGCAGCAACAGCAGATGCAACAACAGATGCAGCCTCCTGAACAGTTTGCTCCAGAGCAAGTTGAGTCTCGGGTTGCGCAGGTTGAGGTTGAGTTGATTAAAGCTCTTATGCCTATGATGACTGCGGGCACGGAGGAGGAGGATCCATTGGTTGGTATTCGCATGCAGGAACTTTCTATCAAGGAGATGGAAGCCCAGCATAAGTTAGCGATTGATCAAGCTAAGTTGGAACTTGACGGGATGAAGATCGAACAGCGGGCCGTGACAGACGCTGCTCGATTGGAGCTTCAAGAGCAGGTTGCCGATGATCGTAGCGATGTTAACCGAGAACGTATCGATGTTCAGCGCCAAGCGATGGAGCAAAGAAATGCCAATCAAACCGGGGAATAGCAAAAGGTTTTCTGGAGAGTTCTGAAGGCGTTAAAAAATGATTGAAGTATTGGCCCTTGCTGGCGCGGTTACTAAAATAGCAGGCGGTATAAGCGCCGCCATAAAAGCTGGAAAAGATATCAACGGCGTTATGCCTGCATTCGGGCAACTGGCAAAGGTTGAGAGCGAGATACATCTAGCTGAAAGCGGACGTCACAAAGGCCCACTAGGACGCCTTACTTCCTCTGAAGAAGAAGGGTATGCCATCGCTTCAGCTAAGATGGCGCATAAGAAAGCCTTAGAAGAATTACGGTCGATGTGCAGACTTCATGCAGAACCTGGCACTTGGGACATGGTTGTCTATGAAACCGCACAGGCGCGGAAGAGACACAAACTTGCGCTAGAAGAAGAGGCTGAGAAACGTGACAAGGTATTCTGGCTTGTATCGGTGGTCTTTATTGGTCTGTTACTGGCGGTTGGGACAGGTGGTTTGATCTGGGGGGCTGCCATATTGGCAAACAGCCAGCGGTGAATAAATGGGTTATCCTAGACAAAAACGGAAAAGTTGTCATAATAACCAGAGATAAAAAGATTGCGACAGACTACGCAAGGGGTTTGGAATGACTGAGTTTGACAAGGCTGATAAGAACGGAAACGGGGCCATCGAGAGAAATGAATGGGCTTTGCTTGAGTTAGATGACCGGCGTAAACGGATCGATGACGAAGACCTAAAACGCAACGCTGAACGGCGCTATACAGGGTTCGCACTAGCAGGGATGTTGATTTACCCGTTTATTATCCTGTTGGCGTCTGTGCTGGGATTTGACAAAGCGGCTTCTCTTATAACGGATATAGCATCTGTGTATGTTATAGCGGCCTCTGGAGTTGTTGCTGCGTTTATGGGCTTTAATGCTTACTCCGCCAAGGCTGACAACAAGAAGGCTTCTGTGTCCTATGACGATAGGGTGATAGAAAAATGAATTTAATACAGGGTAACGTGGCCATAAAGGAGATAGTGTAATGTCTAAGCCGATTAAAAAAGTTATAAAGGGTTTGAAGAAAGCTTCGAAACTCCACGCGGGCCAAGCCAGGACTTTGCAGAGAGTGTTGAGGACAAACAAGACCGTTAAGAAATGAGCCTGTTTAGTTCTTTAATAGGTCCAGTTACAGGGATCCTTGACAAGGTTATTCCTGACTCTGACATGAAAGCCAAGCTGGCGCATGAGATAGCGACCATGTCCGACACCCACGCCCAGCAAGCCCTGTTAGCTCAGTTGGAGATCAACAAGGCTGAAGCGGCGTCTGGTAGCTTGTTCAAGGGCGGATGGCGCCCGTTTGTGGGGTGGATATGTGGTTTTGCGTTGCTGTACCACTTCATACTTTGCCCGTTGATTATATTTGTGGTAACCATTTCGGGAGCAGAAGTACCACCGCTGCCTGAGTTTGACATGGGGAGTCTGATGACAGTGTTGTTAGGTATGCTTGGAATTGGCGGTTTAAGAACCTACGAAAAGAAATCTGGGTTAACTAAGTAAGGAGTTTACAAAATGAAATGGTTATTGGCTTCTTACTGGTGGATGCTGTTGACGGGGAAGAAGGCCCCGTCCAAACGCGGACGACCCAAAGGTTCTAAAAACAAACCCAAAAAACGAACTTATAAAACAAAGCCTAAGTAATGTGGGTGCTGGTCTGGATGCAGTTTGTTGTGGGCGTACCTTTGGAACACTTTCAATTAAACAGCTTTGAGAGTAGAACGGTATGTGAACTGTACAAAGAACAGGCAAAGGTTATGGTAACAAGTAACAATATGGCGGTTGCTTGTTTGAACGTGAGGATAGAACAATGACTTTTAAACTAAGTGCACGGAGCGAGGGCAAGCTGGAGGGCTTAGATCCACGGCTTGTCGCGGTTGTTAAATCGGCTATTCATAGATCCAAGATCGACTTTGGCGTGATCTGTGGTATGAGAACCTTGGAAGAACAGCGAGAGCTTGTTGAGAAGGGCGCATCACAGACGATGAAGTCCAAGCACCTACAGGGCTATGCCGTAGACCTAATGGCTTATATTGGCTCCAGGGGAAGCTGGGAACTCAATTTGTATGATGATATAGCAGACGCTATGGCTGAAGCTGCTAGGGAAATAGATGTCCCCATCAGGTGGGGAGCGGCATGGAACGTGTCTAACATCGCTCAGTTTACTGGTGACATGGAAGATGCTATGAATCACTATATCGATGAAAGACGATCACAGAATCGCAGACCGTTTATAGACGGACCACACTTTGAACTTATGGTTTAGGAGAAATGACATGTCTGAATTAGCGCCAAAAAAATCAACAAGACCCAAATCACGCAAGAAGAAAAAAATGTCTGACGTTGATAAAGCGGTTATTGAGGCCATGAATTATGGCCGCCCTCGTGGGACTGTTTACATTGACGACACTGGTGAGGAACGTATGCCTGAGAGCGATTTTAAAGACGGTGGCCTCGTAGGCAACCAAAGTAAACTTGACAAGAACAACGATGGACAAATATCTGGAGCGGATTTCAAAATGATGAAGAACGGCGGTAGAGTTAAGGTCAAAGGCATGGCTAAAGGTGGCCGTGTCAAAGCCAAAGGCATGGCAATGGGCGGTAAGGTCAAAGCCAAAGGCATGGCTAAAGGTGGCCGTGTCAAAGCTAAAGGCATGGCGATGGGCGGTAAGGTCAAAGCCAAAGGTATGGCGATGGGCGGTAAGGTCAAAGCCAAAGGCATGGCGATGGGCGGTAAGGTCAAAGCCAAAGGCATGGCAATGGGTGGCAAGGTCAAAGCTAAAGGTATGGCAATGGGCGGTAAGGTCAAAGCTAAAGGTATGGCAATGGGTGGCCGCGTAAAAGCTAAAGGCGCGGCGATGGGCGGCGCAGGATTCGGCGCGGCTCGTTCTTCAGGAAAAGCGATAGTAACCTATTAATGGCCTTTCTACAAAGTAACATCCCGCACTTTAAGTGCTGGGTGCGGCGTGAGTACACACACAACCATACTGCGTACCACGGAGAGTTTTTACATGCGATGGCGATTGGCGTCACCACCATGCCGAACCGATGCCTGAGTTTTCAGGTGATTTTTACTGGCTGCGAAGCGGACATCGAGGGTATACCTAATGTCCATGGCGGAGCTATGTGGGCGAGAATGCCCAT